TCTACTCCATATTATTTATCAACTATACTCTCTTTAAAATTTGAAAAAGTTTTTCTTACCCTTTCTTGTGGATTTTCCATTCTGTTAACAAACATTTTCGATGCATCAACCATACTATCAACCGATGGTCCATCACCTTGACTGTTGTTTAATGACAATTTCAATACTGGATATACATCAGAGAATCTCCATTTTGCTTCACCCGATTCTCCAGGTGTTTGATAGTCTTGAGTTAAATCGTCTTCATCGGAAGGAAAAAGTTTCTTATCATATCCAGCAACAGTTTGCCCACCAGCAGAAGTATATCCACCGTTTCCTATGCTATTTGTTGGAGTTTCTTTTAAAAATTGTTTTAGTGTTTTCATTATACCACTATTGCAGTTTTGGTGAATTTAAAAATAGTTGATGCTGATGAAGATGGCGTTGCCAGCAACCTTACATTTCCTCCAGAAATGTCAGTGCTGAATGTAGATAAAGTTTCTCCAGTTTTCAGTGTTGCATATTCAGTGCCATAAGAGTCACTACCATCATGAACAATACTAATTTCAGTTACTTGATACTCACTTCCTCTTGTGATTTGAATTTGATATTTTGCTGATCTATATGTGGATGCACTAAAGTTATCTATACTTGTTTGCGATTCTGTCGCAGTAGTAGCAGAGTTTGTAAGAATAGCAGAAACTGTTGGACTACCAAAGAAAACTCCACTTCTTGCAGTTACTATTCCTACAGAATCTATATTATTAACATCCTCATATGTTAAGGTTCCTGCTATAGAAACGTTACCTGTAAAGGTAGCAGCAACACCAGTAATGTTTGTTACTGCAATAGTAGGAGTTCCAGTTAATCCTTGAGCATTGGTTGAAATGCCTGCAGTAGTAGCAAATGTAGCAATACCTGCAGTAGTAGCAAATGTAGCAATACCTGCTGATGATGCATAATCAGAGTCTCCTCCTCCACCAGAAGCATCTGCACCAATAAATGTTCCGGTTGATGCCTGATATTTTAAGAACTTACCATCTACCTTTACACTATCCCTATCAACATCATCAAGGAACTCAAGACGAACTTCGCCACCTCCACCCTGTGCATTGACAAGATTCTTCAGATACTCAAGTTCTCTGCGGATTTTGAGTATTTCTGGATCGCCAAGATTTTCTCTAACTTCTTCTTTTGACTTAATCGTCTCAAGAATCTTCAGTGCGTGATCAACAGTATCTTCTACTTCTTCTTCTACAATTTCTTGTTCTATCTCTTTGACGAGTTCTGAAGTTACCTCTACTTCTTCATTATCTTCAATCCACTCTTCATAGTTGGTATCATCAACACCAACTATTACTGGTTTTTCCTTAGTCTCTTCAAACAACCAAGATTCAAGAGCTTTAATTTGTTTCTCTTCTTTCTTTTGCTTTTGTTTGTCTTCGTTTATTGATTCTTTGACTTGAGAAAACATCGAGTTGATGTCAACTTCTCCCACCAGAGATCGGAATTCATCTTCCTTCTCCTTCTTTGCTTTACCTATGAGTGAAAAAAATTGTCCTAAGTCTCCGCTCATTTTTTATCCTTTTCCTTCAACAATTTTGCCAATTCAGCAGTTGATCCAACAAATAATGCATTGGTAACATTTGATGGTCCACGGGTCTGCGTCTCTTCTTCAACGTCCTTTAGTTTTTTCTGAAGGTCCATTAACTTGTCAGTGGCATCCGCAACATTTTTGATTAGTTGACCAGCAACTTCATATGCTCTTGGCATTTCACTTTCTTGTGCTAATTCAAGAATACCATTTATTGCTTCTTGACCCTTTTCAATTATGCTATAAAGATTACCTCTTGTATAGTCATAGTCTTTTTTGATATCATCAGAGGTCTCTTTTATTTTTTCAATTTTTCTATCAATAACTTCAGGTTGCACAATGTCTCCTGCGACATTGAACTCGTCATTTAGTGTGTCAAATTTATTTGCCATTGTTATGAGATAGTACCACTAAATCCGAAGTCATCACCCTCTTCAATCAACGCATTATCTGTAGTAGTGATGAGACGTACAGGTGCTCCTCTGAGGTGCTCAGTGATGGTAGAACCATCTTGACCTCTGAGAACAGTAATCTTGTTATCAGTAATAGATTTGATGAAGATCTGTTCACCTTCAATATCTATATAAGTCTTAGCAGTCAACCCACTTACATCCTCAACTTCAAACGTTTTCAGAGTCTTGGTTATATCTGCAGTAAGAGTGGTTGTAGCATCACCAGTATAATTTTTAATAGCTCTTGGTACAGTAGAGTATGTAACTTCTCTGGCAGTATTTGTAATATCCGTTCCAGTAAGATAACTGACAGTAGACTTTTTGATAATATCTTTGGTTGCCGAAGATACTGGACCAAACAGATATGTTTTTGCCGTAAATCTTAGAGTATAAAGAAGAACTCTTCTTGTAGTATAATCTCCTTCATAATCATCTTGCATTGTGATGTTTTCCAAAATGACTGGAATATCACGTTTCTCTTGAATAGAATCAACAAGTTGAACAGTTAAACTATATGCTGGTTGGAAATATGGTAAAATTTGTTCAACAATTTGTAGAGCATCATCATTTAATTTAGACATAATGCTCAGTTCAAATTGCATATTATATGGAACTGGCATGTATACTTTTTTAGATTCTGATCCATCATCTGAATCTTTTACAGTATACTGCTGAGTTGTGCTTACTTTTCTTGATGGATCATATGTTAATCCAGTGAATTCAAATGACATTCTTGGTAATGTCATTGCAACTGATTTGTTAAGATCAGCAGATTGCTCAAGTCTTGCTAAAAATTTTTGTGTAGGACCATATGCTAAAGGGACTCTGAAAGCACTGACAACACTATCATCAGAGTTCGTTTGCTTAACAGTAATTGAGTTAAAGAGAGTACCAAAAGAAATAATGGTTCGTCTCAATATCTCGTTATAAAAATATTCAAACATTTTGAATCCCTAAGATATTATTCGGTATAATAAAGATTATTTAGGGAATACCGAATGGGTTCTGCTCAGAGAAGTCTAATATAGAATCTGCTTCTATTTCAATATTAATATTGTCCGCAAATCCATCGTCGGTAGGATCTAAACTTGCCGACAACAATCCATGTGTTGCACCTGATGTTGAACCAACAATATTTTCTGTAATAGTAAACTCTCCGTTAACATTACCAACTTCAAGAATATTTGTAGAGGAGTTCCAAGTTCTAACTCTACCAGTTGTTCCACTAACAGATCCGGTGACAATTTCATTAAACACAAAATCTCCAGAAGAACTCATATTTGGATCAGAGACAGTAATTGTAGGTGCGGTGCTGTATCCAAGACCAGCGTTAATAAATCTAATAGATGTAAGAGTTCCTCCAGAACCTATAATAGCGGTTGCAGCAGCAGAAACTACCTTAGTAGAATCTTTTTCGCTAATAAGGTTAGAGATAGTGACGGTTGGATTCGTTGTATATCCACTTCCAACATTTGTCAAAGTGAAAGCAGTAATAGTTCCTGCAGTTCCAATTGTCGCCGTCGCTGTTGCAGTTGTACCTACTCCTATTGGTCCACTAATAGTAACTGTTGGTGCAGTGCTATAGAAAATACCCGCATTTGTGATAGTAAGAGAGATTGTACCACCAACTCCTGTTGTTGCTGCTGTTGCTACAGCTCCACCAGGGACATCAATGGTAATCGTTGGTGAGGTTGTATATCCAGAACCAGCATCTGTAAGAGTAACGACTCCAACAACACCATCACCAATCTTGGTTGTAGCTGCAGCACCTGCTCCACCACCACCAATAAATCTAACACCGGGTGCTACAGTATATCCTGCACCAGGATTTACAATATCAACTGCTTGAACAGACCTTGATTTTGGATTAGCACTTTGATTACATACAACAATTCCTCCGATCATTCGAGCAGAGGCTATACCAGTAACTCCACCAGCTGATGCAGAAGATATTCCAATTCTTGGTACTCCTGTATATCCTCCACCTCTATTAGTGACTGTGATCAACCTGAGACCACCAGAAGTAACGATACCTGTTACTGCAGTAGCGGTGACTCCAGTTCCAACTAAAGTTAGAGTTTGAGATACTCCTATCAGAGTAGAGATTCCATCTTCAGTAAGTCCATCAGACTCTCCACCAGTAAGAGTGTCATCAATCTCATCAATGCCAGTATCAATAACTTCATCACCAAGACGGAAGAGTTCGCATCTCAGTTCATAAACATAGTTTTTTTGTAACTGATAAAATGGTTTTTCATGCTCTACAAATTTAATTTCAAATAGACGATCTCCAAGAGGAAAATAAATTAGATCTCCTTCTTTTGGTCTGGTTGATAATTTAATATCCTGTTCATTCTTAATCAAAGGAGAAATATATGTCTCAAATCTTTCCTTTGAAATAATTAAAGTTATTTCATTCGTTGCTTGAATACCAAACTTTGAAAGTATTGTTGTATTATCTCCATATCCATCAAAATTGTCTACATACGCCTCAATTGGATATGCATCATCAAACTTAGATTGTATTACCTCTCTAATAACAGTATTTTCAGACAAATACTTCCTTGGAAGATAGTGTATTTCGACACCATACATCCTCAACTGTTCGTTGATTAGATCTTGAACTAAATTTTGCTCAGACCTTGATCCTTGTTGAAAATACGGATTCAGCATAATTTTAACCGATCATATCTAAGGGAGGAAGTTCGTAAGTGTTGGACATTACCTCCCTGATTACATCAAGTTCTTTCTGTGCATCATCGTAAATCTGTCTACCGTTAAGTTCAACTCCACCTGGAAGTTTTACTCCCTGGAACTTCATAAGGTTTTGTCCCCACTGA